TGCGCCGGGAACACTTTTAAGTCTTTTTGATACAGGTTCGACAAGTGCAGTTCAGGAATTTATACGTTTAGAAAATAAAGCGTTAGGTGGTACTGGCGCAGGTTCATCAATTAACTTTCATCATTATCATGCGGGTAGTGGCCCAGTAGGTGGAGCAAAAGCCGCTACTATAGCAAGTGTAAATAGTCAAAATTGGGCCTCCGGCACACCTTCAAGTTATAGTACCGATCTAGCATTTTCGACTTTAAATGAAAATACTTTTGCTGAAAGAGTGCGGATAGCTTCTGACGGCAATGTCGGCATCGGGACTACTGCGCCAGCTTATAAGTTGGATGTATACGGTGGCACGGCGCAGTTCGCAAGTGTTGCTGACGCAAAGTATAGAATCCATACAGCAACAAGTGGTGGCCGTACAACTGTCTACAATGAAATAGGCCAAATGGGTAAGGAGTTTATTTGGCGAATGTCTGGCGGCGGTGATTACGGCATGGCCATGAAGGTAGCTAACTGGACAAGTGCGGGTTCGTATGGGTACGGTGAGTTATATATTTATAGCAATAATAGTGCAAAAATTGCACTTCTGGGTTCTGGAAATTCTTATATAAATACGGGAGGAAATTTCGGCATAGGTACAACTAGTCCCGGCAGTTACAGGTTGTATGTGTCCGGAACGAGTTATACTAGTGAGTTGGCAACTTTCGAAAAGGTTGTTGTGGGTGCAACCTCGGCTGGTTCATATGAAAAGCTTCTTGTGGATGCGGGAGGCACGCTAACCTATGGTCATACCTACCCTAGAAATGGCGCAGTTATAGGAATTACAGGGTATGGAACTTTTAGTATAGATAGCAACTGGGTTGATGACTGGCATAAAATAGGCGGCCTTTTCCTTTCTTCTGAAGTAACTAACAACTACGCTAATTACGGGATTGTTGCTATTGGTAGAACTAGGGACGGTTCGGCGACGGGCGGGAGCTTTAGTGCGGAGTGTACTAGCGCATCTGCTGGGACTGCATACGGGGTTTATATTAAAAAAGTTACGGCTAACACGCGGTACGGAATTTATGATGTTAGTGGCGCACCGTGGTACACATCAGGAGCAGTCGGCATCGGAACGGCCAGCTCCAGTAATTACAAGCTGTATGTAAGTGGGAGTAGCTACCTTACGGGAGAAGCGAAGCTCGGCGGCATAGACATGAGTGATGGGGGCGACTTCTATGACAACGCCTCTGAGACGGGAACCGCTGGTCAGGTGCTTCATTCAGGTGGTGACGGCAACGGCGTTTACTGGGATGACACTAGCTCGGGTTTAGTCATTAACGATAACGGATCGGGCAATGACCATTTATGGAGTGCTGCCAAGATAATATCCAACGGTCTGGCACAGATGGGGCTGTCGCAACTGCATCCGGTTGCTAAATTCACAACGGCGATCAAGTGGGATGTGCAAACAAGCGTGGCTTCAGATGGCTGGTCAAAGTCATCAACATCTGGTGCTTGGGGTGCGAGTCAAAGTCATTCGGCCTTTGCACAGGCATCCACTACTGGCAGCGGAACAGGTGCGCTATTTTCTGTGGAAACAGACACCGGGGGAATCCCGACCTTCACTTGGGTTTCAGGCGGACTTGGGTATGCGGTAAGCGATACCCTCACGTTCAACGACCCTTATTTATCGGGCGAATCCTGCGTTTTGTATGTAAGCGGCGTGTCACCCGTCGATGGGGTTAGCTTCTCTGGCTCAACAGGCTCAAGGGTCTGCACTATTAACCATGAGTTGGACACGAAATATATCACCGTCAGCGTAATGGATGAGGATGATGTTCTTGAACAGGCAGGGAATTGGCAGGATTCAAATATCACCGTGATTGATGAGGACAACATTAAGTTGGAATATTTCAGCGCGGATTACCCGGCTGTTGGTGAGGATAAATTTGTTACAATTATCGGATAACCTCGGATGTAATAATGAATGGAACGAATAGAAGTGTTAGAAAATAAGGACAACTAAAATGGCAAATAAATATAGAGTATGCAGACACGAGCCGCTGGTTCAACCAGAAGGGCATGAACACGCAGGTCATATCTGCGAAGTAGTGATCGGGGTACAAGCCCGTGATGAGAACGCTGATGAGGATGCTCGTTGGCCGGGATATATAGATGGAACTTGGAGACCCGAAGCGGGTAGCTGTCCTACTGTTGAGGAATACAAAAGTGAAGCTGCTGCGATTTGCAATCAGTTTGCTGCCGACAACGGGTGGATAGCCAGCCTTGATGCCCAAGTAGAAGCTGACAAGGCTAGGTCTGTCCCTGCACCAGAATGGGAAGCCCCAGAGGTGGCGGTGGATACCACAGTTGAACCAGCAGAGGGAAGCCCTGCTAATCCAACACCAGAACCAGAACCAGAGGTGCTAGAGGAGCCCATGCCATTAGAGGAACCCGTTGAGGAACCCGTTGAGGAACCCGTTGAGGAACCCGTTGAGGAACCAGTAGAGGAACCAGTAGAGGAACCATTAGAGGAACCCGTAGAGGAACCCGTAGAGGAACCAGTAGAGGAGCCAGTTGAGGGTGAATAGGATTGACAGCGCCAACTATTTAGAAAACACTTTTAAAGCCGTAAGGCAAAAAAAGAGATGAATACAAGAATAACGACCGAAGAGGTACAGGCAGGTCTTAATGATCTGAATGTAGTATACAGAGCAGCAATGGCAGCACTTCCTACTGGGCTTGTGCCAGAAGCGGTGGCTGCCCAACAAAAGGGACTGAATGAAGCAGCGCAACGGTTAGCCGAGCTTCTTGAGAAGATTGATAAACCAACGGTAACTTCAGATAGCCCAATTGAAACGGTGGAAGTGGAAGTGGAACCGCCAAAGTCAAAATAATGAAGAGGTGTGGGGGATTTACTGAAAATCTTTGGAGTCAACGGAACGGTCATGGGTGTGGTGACTCTTACAGAGGTAGAGGTATTACTTAAGATAACCCTTCTGGTTGCCACCATTGTGTGGACACTAGGGAAGTGCATAGAACAATGGCGAAAACTAAGGAACAACGGCTAGGAACCGTCTTTGACCTTCTCGTTGATGACCTAACAGCAAGGATCAAGAACGGGGAAGCGACCTCTACAGACCTGAATGTAGCTAGGCAGATGCTCAAGGACAATGGAATCACAGCGACCCCTGTGGCTGACTCCCCCCTCAACTCCCTAACCAATGCTCTTCCATTTCCTTCGTCTGACGAGCTTAAATCTTCGGGAGCCGGTCAGTAGACCCCTCATACTTGAAAAGGCCGTGAGCGGCCCCTAGAGGCTTCAGAATGGCTACACAAGTCCCCAAGGAGCTATACGACTTTAGGAACTTCCTTTACCTAACATGGAAGCACCTTGGTCTACCAGACCCCACCCCAACTCAATACGACATTGCCGAGTATGTCCAACAGGGGCCTAAACGCTGCTGTATCCAAGCCTTTAGGGGAGTTGGCAAGTCTTGGATAACATCTGCCTACGTTATCCACCAGCTTCTTTTAGACCCTAAACTCAACATTCTCGTTGTGAGCGCATCGAAGACCCGGAGTGACGATTTCTCGACCTTCACTCTTAGGCTTATCAATGAGATGCCAATCTTAAAACACCTAGCTCCTCATGAAGATCAGAGAAGCTCGAAGATAAGCTTCGATGTTGGCCCTGCGCCAGCAGCACACGCTCCCTCTGTGAAATCCGTTGGGATAACGGGCCAGCTAACTGGGAGCCGTGCTGATCTCATCGTGGCTGACGATGTGGAATCCCTGAATAACTCCCTCACTCAGATGATGAGAGACAAGATCACAGAGACGGTGAAGGAGTTTGACGCTGTTTTGAAGCCAGATGGGCGCATCGTGTACCTTGGGACTCCCCAGACTGAGATGTCGATCTACAATGTGCTGCCAGAGAGGGGGTACGAGATTAAGGTGTGGCCTGCTAGGATTCCTACAGAGAAAACACGGGCTTCCTACGGAGATCGCCTAGCCCCCTATGTGATTGACCTGTGTGAGAAACGGGATATAGGCGACCCACTAGACCCCCAGCGGTTCGATGATATTGACCTGAGAGAACGCGAGGCTAGCTATGGGAAATCAGGGTTTGCTCTGCAGTATATGCTCGATACCTCCCTCTCAGACATGGGGAGATACCCTCTTCGCTGTGCTGACCTCATTATTCACCCTCTAGATGTCGAAAAGGCCAGTTCCAAGCTGACTTGGGCCTCTTCCCCAGAGTTGGAATGGAAGGATTGCCCCTGTCCCGGCCTCGCTGGGGATAGATTCTACCGTCCTATGGAGGTAACCCCAGATCACCAGAAATATGGGGGGTCTGTGATGGCAATTGACCCCGCCGGGATGGGAAAGGATGAGACAGCCTACGCTGTGGTCAAGATTCTGAACTCTCAACTGTTCCTTACGGACTCTGGAGG